GCCTGAAGAAGCAGTATTATTCAAAGGCGATGGCCGACGGACACAAGTTCGAGGACCAGGTTCGCCAGTGGGCTAATAAGCACCTAAACGCGAACTTCTTAGAAGAGATTTGGGTCAATGGTGAATATCTCGCGAGCCTAGACGGTATCGACGGTGACACACTGGTAGAGATCAAGGTCAGCGAGCGCACGTTCGACGACATTAAAGCGAACCGTCTGCCTGAATACTACCTCACGCAAATGCAACAACAGATGCACTGCTCGCCAGCCACGCAGGGTTATCTGGTCGCCTACTCTAAAAAGCGCGACGACTACGCTATCTCTGAACTGGTCAAACAAGACCCGGTTTATATGGACCGCATCGCGCAGGGTTGGTCGATGTTCGACGAGATCAAGATCGACGAGCATACACCGGTCGATCGTTCTGAAGATCGCCATATCATCGACCTGTTCAACCGTTACGACCGCCTAAAAGCAGAGATGGAGACGGTTAAACAAACTATGGACTGGGTAAAGGAGCAGCTTATTAAAGAGGCGGGCGATCGCTCTATGGTTGCCGGCGATTTCAAGATCGAGCGACGCAAGGGTGCGACACGCTACGATTACAAGAAGGCAGCGACCGACGCTAAGGTTGATCTGGAGCAGTACAAGACCGAAAGCGCACCGACGTTCACGGTTAAACTACCGAAGAACCCATTTAAGGACGAACAGTAATGAGAGTTTTAGTTGCTTGCGAGTATTCTGGAACAGTGCGAGACGCTTTTATCGCGAAGGGGCACGACGCAATGTCGTGTGACCTTCTACCGACCGATAAACCTGGTCCGCATTATCAAGGCGACGTCACGGACATTTTAGGCGACGGTTGGGATCTGCTAATAGCACACCCGCCTTGTACTTACTTGACGAATTCTGGCGTTTGTCATCTTCACAAAGATCCGACGCGTTGGGAGAAGTTAGACGAGGCCGCTGCGTTCTTTAAGCTATTCCTAGATGCGCCAGTCGAACGCATAGCCATAGAGAATCCGATCATGCACAAATACGGTAAAGAGCGTATCGGAGGGATTAAGCAGAGTCAGGTCGTACAACCATATATGTTCGGACATATGGAACAAAAAGCGACTTGCCTATGGCTAAAGAATCTCCCTAAGTTAGTGGATACTAACAACGTTAAGGAAGAGATGCTAAAGCTGCCGGCTAAAGAGCGCCAGCGATTGCATTATCTACCGCCGAGTAAAGATCGCTGGAAGATTCGTTCGACAACCTTTCAGGGTTTAGCGGATGCGATGGCAGATCAATGGGGATCATTATGAGCTATCTACCCCACCAGATAGAAGCATCCGACAAACTATTAGAGACCCTGCGGAAACGCGGGGTAGCTCTATTAGCTGGCGAAATGCGTACCGGTAAAACGCGTTCGGCGATCCGGGTTGCGGAGCTGTCGAAGTGTCAGAATATCCTGGTCGTTACTAAAAAGGCAGCGATCCCAGGATGGGAGTCTGAACTGTCGGCCGTAGATGTTCAGAAAGTTTACACCGTTACAAATTATGAACAGGCGAAGAATCTAAAGCCTGAATACGACCTTTGCATCATAGACGAAAGTCACGCTGTCGGTCGCGCAGGTAAACCCACGCAACGGTTCAAAGCACTGCGAGTTATCACTTATGATAACCCAGTCATCCTGCTGTCAGGCACGCCCGCCGTTGAGACGATGCTAGCCTATTACTACCAGTTCAGCCTGTCTAAGTGGTCGCCGTTCGCGAAGTATAAGAACTTTTATGACTTCTTCCGCGACTGGGGCAAACCTCGTCTAATGAAGTTGCACGGTCGAATGGTCGAAACCTACTCGCTGGCTAAACCGGACCTGCTGAATAAGCTGAAACCGTATATCGTGTCACTGACGCAGGAACAGGCCGGTATTCAGTTCAAGGCCATCGATAAGGTGCATAAAGTTGCACTTTCTGACGAAACAAAAGCATTATTGAGCAAAATACAGGACACTAAAGTAGCTAAGATAGGCGACGAGGTAGTCGCGTTCGATTCAGACATGAAAGAGCGCGTAGCGGTTCACCAGATCGAGACCGGCGCAGTTCTGGTCGACGACGAGATCCAGATCCTGCCGAATACCGAAGTTGTCGATTACATTCGTGACACTTTCGGCGATTCTGAGGATCTAGCACTGATGGCGCATTTCCGATCTACTCGCGCCAAATTGCGCCAGCATTTCCCAAAGGCGACAATCTACTCTTCAGTCGCCCATGCTGAGGGTGTCGACTTGTCAGGGTGCCGGCACCTTGTAATAGTGAACACCTGCTATTCAGGCGCGAAACATATCCAACGGCGCGACCGGGTCGTGAACCTAAACCGTAAGACCGAAGCGATCGTCCATCATATCGTTTGCGAAGGTGGTATATCACCGGCCGTATATACGGCAGTTAGCCGGAAGCATGACTTTAACCTGAAAATGTATAGAGAGTTGCGATGAAGGAACAAGCGGTCCAGAAGAAAATCATTAAATACCTCGAATCGTTAGGTGCCTGGACGGTCAAAACGATTACCACCAACAAACGCGGCACGCCTGACGTGCTCGCGTGTCTCGACGGTCGATTCATCGCGATCGAAGTCAAAGCCCCAGGCAAAATGTCCACTGTCTCCGAACTACAACAATTCCAGCTTGATAAGATCGCCGCGACTGGCGGAATCGCGATCGCAGCAGATAGCCTAGAAAAAGTTAAAGAAATTATCCACAAAGTGATTGACTAGTTGCCACAATGTACCTATAGTTGATCTCACGAACTAACGGAGATCACGAAATGAACACTTTAATCGAACTAGGTTACACCCACGGCGACACAATCGAAGCTGTCGTCGCTTTTGCCGGCGTCGCTATCTGTGTCGTCGCTGTCCTACTGACCAAAACGGAGACTAAATAATGACCCCAGGTAACATTGAAGCCCTACGCAATAAGCACCGTCTTACCCGCGCCGAGTTCGGCCAGCTTGTCTATCAGACAGAACGCGCCGTTAAGGGATGGGAACGCGGCGAACGTAATATGCCTAAAGCGTTGTGGGAGCTTCTCCAGTACAAGCTAGAAGGTATCGAACCGCCTAAGCACGTTTGGTACAACGAGTTGCAAGGCAAGTTGCTATGAGCAGCGAGCTAAAGTTTTTCCTGTTTGTGACGGCTATATTCGTCGGCGCAGCGTATTTAGAGGCGATCTTACAATGAGCAGAGTAATCAGCTGGTTCAGTTGTGGCGCCGCTAGTGCCTACGCGACCTATTTAGCGCACGAAAAATACGGTGATCGCATGGAGGCGGTTTACTGTCGCGTTAAAGAAGAGCATCCGGACAATATAAAATTCCTTCTTGAATTCGAAGATACGACAGGGATTCCGGTTAAGGTCATCGGCGACTATGCGATGGACTGCTCTATCTATAGCGTATTCCAGAACCGCAAATTCATAAAAGGTCAGACTGGCGCACCTTGTACGATGGTCCTGAAGAAATGGGTCAGAAAGAATTACGAAAAGCCCGACGACGTGCAGATTTTCGGTTATACCGTAGACGAGCAGGATCGCGCAGATCGTTTTATTGATTCTAATCCGGACGTGCAGGACGACTTTATATTGATCGAGCACAATAAAACCAAAGCCGATTGCATGGACTGGTTTAATTCGATGGGATTCGACCTGCCGACCATGTATAAACTTGGATATCCGAACAATAACTGCGTCGGATGTGTAAAGGGGGGGATGGGATACTGGAACGCCATTAGAAAAGATTTTCCAGATGCGTTTGATCGTATGGCTAAACTAGAACGCCAGTTAGGACACGCGATCAATAAAGATAAAAACGGAGCCGTCTATTTAGACGAACTAGACCCGAACCGCGGTAATTTCAAACGAGACGTACCCGGTGACTGTGGTTTTACTTGTGAATGGAGACAAGACAATGCCTAGAACAACCGTCAGCGACTTAGAGCGCGAGATCACTATCCTGCGTACTAATCAGGAGGATCTAAAGGCAGCGATGCACCGCCTGATTAAAGCCGTAGAGAACGACCGCGGTCGCCAGGAATACGTCGATATCGCGCGTAAAATATTAAACCAGATGAGTGCGTGAGATGAAAGAGTTAATCGAAAACGTTAGAAATTGGGGATTTGATCGTGGCATTACACTTAACTCGGATTCTAAAACGCAGTTCCTCAAACTTGTGGAAGAGACTGGCGAGCTCGGAGCCGCTATCGCTCGCGGAAGGCGTGCTGATCTTCTTGACGCTCTTGGGGATATCCTGGTTGTGGCAATAATGATCGCTGAAATCGAAGGCACCAGCCTAGAAGAGACATTAGAAACAGCCTGGGCGGAAATTAAAGATCGCCGCGGATATTTGCGACCCGATGGAATTTTTGTAAAGGAGAGCGACCAATGAGCTGTTTAGAGTGCGGAAAACCGCAGGTTCACTGCCGAGGAATGTGCGACGGGTGTTATTCACGTTGGAGACGTGCCGGTAAACCGGTTCTACGCTTCAACACCAAAACACCAGTAGAGAAGTTCGAAAAGGATTGCGCGAGCGGTAAAGTATCCCAGCTAGTAGAGCAAAAGATGCCACACTTGGACATAGCTAGGCGGTATAACATAGCCGAAGCGACGGCCCGTAAATATATGGCTAAATACAACATTATCGTAGTTAAGCAAAAGAGCGCTAAGAAGAGGGACCGAAAGGGAACCTTTTACGACGACGCTAAAATGCTCGCACTAGCTACGCCGTGGGTGAAGAATGAAACGCCTCGTTATTACTTTCCTTTCTGAGTGTGTATACACGATGTGTATACTTTGTACACATCTTACACTTTTACTAGCACCAGCCAATTTAGGGGGATAAATGGCAAAGGTTCGAAAGAAACACAACAAAGGAAAGAGAGCAATTAAAATAGCCGATCACGCTATGAGGAATATACTACTCTGCTATACCGACGATAGAGGTGGGAGTATGTTATACGATACTAAACGAGGTTGTTTTGTAATTCTGACTAAACAGCAAGAAGACGCGCTAAAGCTACCCATGAACTGGTCTATTTACGTGGCGGCTTTCGGTCGAACGCTGGTAGACGAATACTTTAAGGGCGAGCAAATATTCACGACGTCGCGCTACTACCACGACGACCTTACGCACGTACTAGAAGATAACCACCGCAAGGTAATCGAGAGCGTGCCAGAGCACCAAAGGTGCGGAGTAGGTTGGATAGGTAGCGTACACGGCGAAGACATACCGGAGAAACTAGCCGGAGAAATATTCGAGAAACTGGAGGTTTGGAAATGAATCACTGGACAGCAACAGAAGAACTACGGTTTGTTGAGCGTGAAGTAGCATATGCTTGGGTTGATGGCGAGCCAAAAGCATTTGATACTCACACTATCCTTCAGCAGAAATGGGAACTCTGGGAGTACATTGAAGGTTACGGATTTAGTGTAGCAAAAGAAGAATGGCGTGATGTACCTGTAGTGGAGGAAGAGTAAATGAACCACGACTACGACAGCGGCGGGCACCATAAGGACCGCGGCAAATATGAACAGAGTTACAAAAACATATTCAACAACCAGTGGCCATGTCCGGAGTGTAATAACAGCCGGGCGCAGGGTCATAAGATGGATTGCACTAAAAACTGGAGAAACAAGAAATGAACTTCGACTATATGACACCGGAAGAAGAAGCGGACATTAAACCGGACATGGTAAACCACCCGCCGCACTACACGCACGGCGGTGTAGAGTGTATAGAAGCGTTAGAGGCCATGCTAGGTGCGGAAGGGTTCAACGCGTACTGCCGAGGAACCGCTGTAAAATACCTATGGAGAACCGGTCATAAATGGAACGCTGAAGAGGATCTGAAGAAAGCGATCTGGTATATCGAGCGACTTGTCAAATGAGTTTTACTCGCCACACCTGCCCCAAGTGTTCTGGTAAAATGATCGTCCTTTCAAGCCTGAACAAGTTGCTATGCGCTGATTGCAAACACTATCAGCCATGGCAGCTTAAAAAGGGACAACCATCCGTACTAATTAAGGGGCAAATCGGTGAATAGAGAATATTGGGAAAACCGCATCGCAGAATATCAAGACATGATCCGTCATATCAAAGAACAACGCGCACTGGCAGAAACAGAAGAGCGTCGCGCACTGGCGTTAGAGCTAGAGCGTTTGTTCAATGAGATTAATATCATCGAAGAACATCTGGGAAGAGCGGCATAAAAAAGCCCGCGATGTACTGCGGGCAAGTCACCAAGGGAGGAGTGATTGAGGCTTAGTGTAACACGCTATACAGAATAAACGAAACGCCTATTCTGTGCACTCTTTCCTGGCTCTAATTTCATAATACGATCTTTCACCTCTTCAGCCGTCAAGGTAATACGGCCTTTTTCACCATAGGTTTTAGATCGTAAAACGCACGTAAGCATTGCCCGTGATCGCCAGCCACCGTCATGGGCGTATTTATCCGAAGGAGCGAGCTGATTCCATGATTCAATAATAACGCCCGCATTTTCCTTAGATACCTGCTTGTGGTGGATGTGGCCAATATCAATGTATTTATACAGACACTCGCCAAAGTCTTGACGGAAGTCCGTACTCATAACTTCGTGCAACCTGTGCGGCTTACATTTATCCGAATGGTGCGACATCACGAACGTATTACCCATACGATAAGGGATAAACACCGAGCTATTGTCTAACACGTTCAGACGGTCGTTCTCGCTATATACCCACCGTAGCGTCTGCACCATCGCAATATCATTAGAGCGACTGTGATTGCCTTGATTGATAATAACGTCGACGTATTTGAATTTAGTCAGCGCCATTTCAACAATCGCACGCATTACGTGATGATATGTCTCGATCATTTTCGGATAGCGCGTATCGTAATCCAGAATATGCCCAGATTCCGTTTGCGCCGAAAAATCCTGATAGTGCGTCATATCGCCCATGTCCTGAATAACACACCGTTCGCACGCTGGCGCACGCTCGATAAGCACTGACATAGCCTCTATTAGCTCATTTCTAGCGATACTAAGGTCAAAGTTATGACCGACTTCGTGATCGAAAGCGAGCATCCCTAAATGACCGTCTCCGATATTGAACCAGGGAATGACGTCGGTATCTAAGTCACCAGTCGGTTCAGCTATAGGCAAAACAGGTTGTACGTAATCCCGTACAACATTCTGTATAGCTTCTTTAAACGTCTCGACCTGCGATTCTAGGTCGATATTTGTCTTTACCCACTGTTGTTTTATCTGCCCGTCGTCACCGTATAGCGTGCTGACGCCCTTAACGAAAAACCCATCCGCGGTGGGATGGGTCAGGTCGTACTGGGGGTCGTAACCACGCTTCGCGGCTAATTGCTTCGCCTTAGTCTTTGCAGACGTAACATAGCTACGACCGACGTTCAGCTTTTGCATAATTTCTTGCGTTGAAAGGCCATCGACCGCCAGTTTACATATTTCAAACTGTTTAGTGTCCGGGGTGATTAGATCAAGAATTCGAGGATCGAGGGTCATCGCCGACCGCCTCCTTTGGTTTGTTTGCGCCTTTAGCCGCGCCAGCGTGCGGGAGAACCGCTTCGTGTGTCTATGTGAACGAAGTTGTGCTTCGGATAAACACCGAGACCGCCCCATCCGTCCATAATAGATTCGAGAGCATCTGCAATCTCGTCCGGCGTGCATCCGATGATCCGGATATCAGCCGCACGTCCGCGCAGATGTTGAGAGTTTTTAGATCCGCCGACTGCTGCGTTGTGCGCTTCGCAACGGCACGCAGAGTTGATAGTAACTGGTTTGTCGAAAGTGTAACGGACATATTCTAGGATAGGCATTAATTCAACGTCGACGGTATCGAAACCGCAACCGCATTTGCACGCGAATTCTGAACGTTTGAAATGCGAACCGATCTGTTTGTCTGTCATTACTTCACCGATTTCCGTCCGCGACAGCCCCACGCTTTACGACGTGCTTTTACTTTCGCGGTCTGTTTCTGTCCACTAGAGCGGGCGCAGTAAGCATCGCCGCGTTTAGTGCCTGGATACGCTACACGACGACGTGTTTTGCCGTCGCTGTCCTTGTAGGTTGTGCCGTTACGGTATTTTTTGTCTGCTGCTGTGGTCGCCATTATTTCTTCCTCTTGTCCATGATGCCTTCGAAAGCACCTCCGCCGAAGTAGAACGCGACGATCGTCAGCATAATCTCGCCGATATAAAAGTCGCCTAGCACCTGCTTAACCGCATCGATATCGCCCTGTCCAGTCAGCGTCATGCCCATAACAAGCATGAAAGTGCCCAGGAAGCAGACGGCGAACATAATCGCCAGGTAACGTTGTGCGAGTTTAAACGGTGCGTAGGATGCGAGGAGATCGGTCTTAGCTTTAGTTTTGGCGGCGATTTCTTCCTCTGTGGATGTGTGCATATTATCGATAAGGTCGATGCCCTTAGAGATCACGTCACCAGAACCAAAAATCTTTGCTAAAACACCGAACATTATTTAGTACCTGCGTCAGCTTGTAAGCGCCATTCTAACTCTTTAATGGACAGCTTCATCTCGTTGATATCGGCCTGGTTAGCGTATTTATACATAACCGTTTCCATTTTGAGTTGCATATCGTTTAGCGTCTTAAAGTTCCACGATATCAGCGCGAGCAGAAGTGCTAGAACGCCTTGAATAATCTTCTGCTCCATCGTGCTACACCTTCGCTAAATAAAATAAGAATCCGACGCCACCGGCCAGAATAAGCCAGAATAGACGATCGGCGAACCGAGCAACGCCCGCATTATCGCGAACGATCTTCGCTAGACCGTCAATATCGACTTCGGCCTTTTCGACGCGCTGCTCTACGTTGTCCAGGCGTCGGTTAGAGCTAATCATTTGTTCTTCAACACGAACGATCTTAGTGACCGCGTCAGTCAGTTTATCGATTTTCTGTTCTAATCGGTCAAAACGCTGATCTGTGTCCATGTTAAAGTCCATATAAAAGTTCTAGCCATTATAACCGAGCATCATTCGTCGGCCACTAAATGAGCATTAATATAACACGCGATTTCATTCTCGCCGCTGCTCGATTTAGCCTGGATACTGAAGTCGCACTTTTCTGGTACGGTAAATGGTACAGGTACGGCAAACTGCAAGAAACCAACCGCCCAGGTAGATTGCCAGAACGCCAGTTCCGCGCCGTTGCTCGTTGTCAGTTTAGCGCGCCCGGTTAGATACTTGTTCGGGTTCACTGTGCCTGATGTGAATGACACACTGTTAATATATAACTTAGCGCCAGCAGGAACAGAATAAATCACCGACTGGTTGATACCAGTGCCGGCTTCAATATACGCGTAAGTCGTACCGCCATTAGACACGGTGATATTACCTGCGTTCGATCCAGAGAGAATCTGCACTGAGTTGATCCGATAAAACGGAATATTCGAATCGACCGACGTCGTGCCGGTCAGAGTAACGGTGTCCGTCACCGGTTCCCAGGATGCGTTCAAACCTTCGATGAGCACGTCCATCGTATCGCTGGCGCTACTAGAGACAAGCGACATAGTCAGCGACGAAGGCGGAAACGCATAAACGCCGCCGCCATCGTTGAAGATCGTCTCGAAGGTTGTGCCGATCGTGCGGTTAAATCCGAAGAGATTAATCGCCTTAGCATTTTTAAAGTGCCCGC